AGTTGCAAAGCTGTACTCCCTTAAAATTAAACGCAATGCCCGCCGTTGGTTCCCCCACTCTCGTTATTACGTTTTTCCAGTTGCATCTTGCCAAACCTTGGACATTGAAAATACTAGCCGTTTTCGCGTTTCCCTCGATGGTTATATTTTCCCAGTTGCATCGCATAACAAATTGATCAGTGGGCGAACCTGATTCAAAAGCATCCATGTATATTGCATTGTGGTTTTCCACGGTTGATGTACATTTTAAAACTGTTTCTTTATCGCTTTCGCCCACAAAGGAAAGGCCGGTGTAGGCCAAATTTCCAAGAGATGTATACAAATACGTTCCTTTAGGAAAGTATATTTTTGCCGGTAGGTTATCGATTGCGTATTGTATTGCGGTCAGTATTGCTGCTGTATCATCCGTAACACCGTCTCCCTTTGCCCCATAGTCCAACACACTGATAATGTGTCGCATGTATCCAAATAGCCCATACTCCGATTTAAGACGGAACCCTCCCCGAGGTGCTGCGTTGTCCGTGATCGTCGATACATTTCCGTTAGAATCCGTGGTTACGGTCGCTACTTGAAGGTAATCCGTACCCGCTGTTCCTGATGGGTGGGACGTTCCCCATTTAAAGTCACCATCTTTATAGTCAAGGTAATACGTGGTGGACGCAATCTTCGTCGGGAAGGTTGTCGCTTCCCTAACGGTGATGTCATCATCCAATGAAACTACGATTTTTGTAACGTCGATAGTGTCATTTCGGTAAACGTTCTTTGTAACTTCCCCGCCACGGACGACAAAGTAGGTTAAGAAAAAACCTACATCCTCGAAACCTTTGATTTTTTTATAGTCTTCATATGACGTTTTGGTTTGACTGGCAATAGATTCACCTGCATTCATGGTTCACACCTCACTCGACGCGAAAAGTATCTGGAAACGGCAATGCTGACGCGACGGTATAGTCCGTCAATAAATCTTCGTATTCGGCTCTAAACCTGCCGTTCTCCGGAGTTATATCCCTACACACGCCCCATACGAGCAGCATTCGATAATCAGCATCAAGATCTGGCTCAGCGTTCATATCATTGATGCTTAGTTCTCGAGGAATCTTGTAGTGAAAGATAAGCAGTCCTTCTTCGATATCTCGATCTGGAACTGGTGAAAGTCCAATAGTTTCATCGAGTGCATAGTAAAATGGCGTGCAATCGTTCTGTTGCAGCGTTTTAGGTCGATACTCACATCCATCTACTAAAACTTGATCTATATTTGAAAACGGACAAGGAGACGGGTATGTAGCTAATCCGCTTTCAATATCTCTGCGGCTTGTCGTCATTATCCGTTTGTGTTTTCGAAATATCTCGCGCTGTAGATTATGAACTTTACGGATGATAGAACTTGGTGAGAGATTGTGATTCGTTTTTTCTGATATTTCTTCCACTATATCGCCAACGGTCATTCCCATAATGACACCTTCTTTCGTGAATAAAGAAAAAGGCAGGACCCGTAAGCCCTGCCTTTCTTGTTATTCTTCTGCGTTGCCTCCACGCTTGCCGCGGCCCGATGCTTCGATGATCTGTGAGCCGTAGAGACGATGGCCTTTGATGAATTCGATCTCTTCCTGATCGTTTGTTTCATACTCTCCTCCGCCAAATCGTATATGCCGGCCTTTGACGTTCATGATCGTACTGCCGATAACCTGTTTGTCGCTCGGCGTCATGCAAAGGATTTGGTTTTCGCATTTGCTCAGAAACTTTGCCATGTATATGAATCCTCCTTTTTAGCTCGTTACACCCGTTACGACTGCGTGAGTTTTCGGCAAGCGCACTTCCAGACCGGCTTCTGTCAAATACTGATCCACACGTTGGTCGGCGTCGTTGGCTTGGATGTTTGTCTCCAATTTCGTATCCCGACCTTGCAGTGGGCGATACTTGATGTTTGCCACGTCCAGGACGATTCCATAACCTCCATATACCGCACCCTCTAGCAACGGATGGTAGACGAGGTTCAAGATGCCGAACGGGGTGACGTACTTGGTTACTGCCAGGCCGAAAGTTGTCTCCCCTTGCTCGATTTGCAACTTGCCTGTTGCCCATCCATTGATAACAGACAACATACGAGCCGAACACAACATGAGTTTTTCGTCCGATCCGTATCGGAAGGCAACTTCAGAAATGTTCTGATCAAACTCCGATTGTGTTAGCGCGCCGCCAGCGTCATAGTTGTTCTGATTGAGGAACGACAACAGTCCGGCCGTGGAACGTTTCGGATGCGAACCGGACGTATCGATTTTCTTTTCGCCGAAAAGGAATGCGCGCTCCATATCGACCATGTGTTCGATGCCTTTTTTGTTTTGCTGATAGGACAAGTCTTGCCCGCCGTACATGTCCGTAGCATTCTGGGTATTGGTTACACCGAATGGCGTTTTATAGATTTGAGTGTAGTTAAATACTTCTACTTCTTGTGTGGACTTGAGTGTCCGCATGCCGGAGCCTTCTTCGTTGACGTTACCGATGATTACGATTGGATCATTATCAACCAGCGCAGCAGCTGCAGTCGTACCGAAACCACGGGTGACGGTAAGCGTATTTGTCGATATTGCCGTTACGAGCAAAACTTCACCTGTGCGCGGAACTTTCACTTGGTCTCCAGCGCTGAAGTAGGTCCCGTTGTCGACCACTATCGACGTTGCCACATTGTCGTAACCAGCGCCGTTGTTGATGGCGTCCCAACGCGCTCCAAGATCGTCCTCCATCCAACTATACTTCGGGTTTTTAGCCGCCATTGTCGAGCCTTTCGCGCGCTTCATAAACACCGTTAGCGGTGTTGCAGAAGGTTGGAGAAGCGCGATTTTCTCCGACATATCAATTTTCATTTTTGCAGCCAAAATATTATTTGTATCGCGTACGCCCGTTACTTGAGCCATGGTTTAAACACTTCCTTTTCGAGTTTTAACCGAAGATGCCCTTTCGTGTTCCTGCCGAGACAATGCGATCCGCGATCTCATCCTCCGGCGTCTTCGGTGTTTCTTTTGGTCTCGCCCCTACAGGAGCGCCTAGACCAGCTTTGGACCGTCTCGCTTCTTCTTGCTCTTTCCTTGCTGCTTCCTTGCCCTGCTTGTAAGCTTGCGATATCTTCGGTTGGTTGTCTCCCCATAAGTCCTGTGCGGCCATGCGAAGGATGCGAGGAGACGGTGATCTTGGGTTTACACCAAGTTCACGGCTGATTTCGGCAACCTTGCCGTAGAACGTGCCCAAATCTTCATCGGACTTGATATATTCACGGTACTTTTCGCCGATTTCAGCGAGTCCGGATTCGAATTGCTGTTCCTTTGACTCGGTTGTTCGAGCTTGTTGGTACGCCATTTGTGCAATCTGAGCGATGGTTCCGACAGGGTCACGGTTGATAGCCGCGATAATATCGTCGGGATCACTAAGGTTTGGCACGCTTGGTTCTTGTTGCTCTATCGGTTGTTGCTGCGGTTGTTTGGGTTGGTTCCGCTGCGTGTGGAAAGCTCGTTCGAGGTTTTTGTAACCATTGACAAGCTCATCCACGTTTTTGTACTTACCGGCGAGAAGTTGTTCTTCGGAGTGTCCGGCATCCGGGTCCGATTCTTCTTCTTCGGTTTGTACGTTGTCTTGCTCGATTTCCTCGGACAAATCTTGATCTTCGTATTGCTCGGCTGCTTCCTCTTCGTGTCCGATTTCCGGGGATTCGTCGGCAGGTGTCGAGTTTGGTTCGAAGATACTCATGTTCAAAAACTTCCTTTCGGTCGTGGAATATTAAAAAGGCACCTATAGGATGCCGGACCACCTTATTCAGTGGGATGTTTCAATTCTTCAACGTGTTGTATGACGCCCAATAAGGCCTCTCTCACGTCCCGTATGGACTTTACTTCCTCGGCGTGGCACGAATGGATTAGTCGGTTCTCACAATCGCTTATACGACCGTTTATGTAGTCCTCGACGTATGTCCATCCTTCATGTTGCGTTAACTGGTCGATGAGTTCGGCAATTTGGTCTTGGTCCATTACCGATCCAACTCATCTTTCATGCGATTAATTTCCTCGATGATGTAGTGATCTACCTTGCAATCAACCTGCTTCGCTTCAAGTAGATATCGTTGGTACCTGTCCCGAGGATTTTCGGAATATTGAATATGAAATCGAAGTTGTTCATAGTCTTTTTTGAGTCGATCTAGCTTTATTTTGTCCTCGATTTCCGGGTTCTCCAAGTAATCTTCTACGCTCGGTCCTAATACCGAACTGAGTCCTATTGGATACATTGGACATCACTCCTTTGGATTTATACTACTTGCAAACCGCGCTCGGTCATGGGTGCAGTGTTCGCACCTCCGCCTATTTGCACGGGTTCTGGCGCTGTTTGTGGTGGTGCTTGTGGCATGAACTGCATAAGGATCTGTTGCAACTCAGGCGGCAGACTCGCTATAAAGCCTTGTATCGCCTGATCGTTGACCATTCCCATCAATTCCTCGTCGCTCGGTAGCAAATCGTCTGTATCGGTGATATCGAACGCCTCGAACACCTTTTTCAAAAGGTTACGGCGTTGAATCGGTGCATTTGCAAGCAAAGGATCATTGGCCGCGATGCTGTACAGTTCGACCATACGTTGCTTGAACGCCTCTTTATTCGCCATTGGTTCAACGGAAGAGCCAGAAGCAACGAGGTGAAATTCACCCTGTATCTCCTCCGGAGTGACGACCGGCCATTCGTCGCCTTTATTGGCGTCAAATAACGGTAATATACGCTCTCCCGTGATGAATTGTTGGTTGTTCTGGATCATGAACCGACTGATTCCTACGAGCAATTTCTTTTCTGCGCTCGATATGATGAGTTTGAACCGCATCGAAGCATTGTTGTCCTTGCTCATTGTAGTCGTGGCCGTTTCTCCTGTGGAACTCGTGCCCATCACAACGTCATGAGCTCCGGTAGCATCCCGGATATCGGCTTTTACGATCTCTTCTTGGTTGAATGTGTCACCATGGATTTGAGGAGCATTTAGGATTTTCACATCGGTCTCGAGATTTTGAGCCTCGATAATGCCGTTTTGCTTCCACACCAATTGCTTCTTATCGATTTCTGCACCTTTGCGAATCATGAACATACGCCGCAGATTATGCGCCCGGTAATCGATCCTCATGTTCCGTTCGGTGTTCAACTCGTCCACCTGATCCTCGATAATCTCGATCAATCCGATGCCGTAGAACTCGCCCGGAACCTTCGTATACGTATCTTTGACAAAAGGCTTCTTCTTGTGCCAAAACGGGTTAACACCATCTCTAGCCAGATATGCCCGGTTTATGATGACGACACACTTATCATCGTCCTCATAATGGTGATGAACTTCGAACAGGCCGTCGTCTTCTTCCTGTATGCTGTCATCGTCCGGCGCTTGCAATCCAACCTGTGCCATACGATCGTTACGAGCTTGGTTTTGCTTCCGGTCCTTCGGCACCTTTTTCCAATCGATTTTATCGATGAACCCTTGATCTTCAAGTTCTTGCAGTTGTGCCTTGCTCATATAGCAACGATAACCACAGAAACCGGCGTCTTCGATATCCTCGGCGTTCGAGTCCACATAAAAATTCCCAAGGTCGATGAATTTCACCTCGGGATCGTCGTATTCGATATCGGTTGTTTCAGTTGGCTGAATATCTATTACAGGCTGATCCAACTCGTCCAGTATCGGGACCATAACTCCTGTTCCATCGTCAACCATAACCGGTTTAGGGACCTTGCGCACTATGTCTCGTTCCTGATACTTCCATCCCACATAGGCAACAGTCGTTCCGTATATTGCCATCGTCTTCAACCCGCCGTGGAACAAATCCTGTATGTCCATTACCTCATTTTGCTGGTAATCCAGCATCGTTTGCATCGCCGTTGCATTGTTAGCCCAATCGCTCGTTCGTCCTTTTACTGTGACGTACGGACGTGCGGCGAAAAGCGTTTCGACCAACCGCGGGAGTACTGTTTCGACCTGGACGAATGCATAAGGTACTGATATATTCGATCGGTCTGAAACTGGCTTTCTTGTTCGAGGATCGATTAACTGGTCTACATAATTCCGATACCGCTTGTAGTACCGTTCCCATTTGTCCTTATACGCGTTGTCTCGCCATTTCTCCGCGGCTTCGATCCGCTGGATATACTTGCGTAGTCGTATCTCCTTATCCTCGCTGTTTTTGCGCTTTGCCACTGTATCACCCCTTTCAATAGCCCGTATTCCCGAATGCTGGCGTAAAATCTTCTTCGTAGTCGTAATCGTCGTAGGAGTCCGATGGTCTTGGTCCTTCAAAACTCTGCTGCTCCCGGATATGGTATGTGATCGCCAGTCCCATCAACAAATCATCGTTTGCGCCTTCTTGCGCTTCCGGACGCCCGTTTTCGTTCTTGACGAAGGTCAGCATTTCCTCGAGTGTCTTGATGTCTTGTATGAGACCTACGTCCTCTTTGACGATCGTCACCAAGTTGGCGATGATGAGCGGCCTTGTGATCTTGCCGGTCATAAACCCGTACCGTTTTTGCCACTTGTGCGTAATGCTATCCTCGACTTCTCGGTAGTACATCCGCGGGTAATTCCATTCCTCGAGCTTTCGTGTCGGGTACGTAGAAAAGTTAACCTCTAGCCCGATTAACGCCTCGTTGTAGTGCTTTCCAAGGCAATATACCTGCTGCGTGTAATCAATCTCGTCGTACTGTTGACGAAGCCGTGCAACCTGTTTTCCTGTGGTGTTGTCGATGACATGACCGCTGAAATAGTCTGAACCTTCACCGGCTGTATCGCCGCCCAGAACGTAAGGGTATTTCGCTTTGACGTCTTCGAATAGCTCTATCGCCCCATCATCGTCATCAAGCCACTTGATCGTCCCTTCCTTCGGTTTGCTATCTTCGCCGGTTTGGAACGCGAAATAACCGCGTTTAAGCGGCTTCTGATCTCGTAGGTATGCGATTCGTTCGGACACGGTTTGCTTAGGGAAGATCGTCTTACCGAGTACGCCCCATTCCCCGAGGGCATATACGCTGTAATAGTATGGATCTGTTACCTTGAACTCCTCAAGCACCTTCTTGGCCTCGTCGTCCAGGAACCTGTTGTCCTTGTATGTGGAATGCAACGTGGTCGCATTGTCTTTCTTGACGTCGAAGAATTCTTTTTTCAGCCAATGATTGATATCAATCGGGTTGAACGTGATCATCATTTGCTTGTAGTACTTCGTCTGACCACGCAACCGAATGTCGAGCTGCCGGAAGTCCTCTGCATTGATCTCGCTGGCTTCCTCGATCCATATGGCCGTTATGCCGCTGATCGACTTTAGCTTTTCAACATCGTCCAGACCGGCGAATAGGATTTGATTGCCGTTGGTGCACTCGATCAATAATTCACCTTTGTGAATCTTGAATAGCTGCTGCAATCCCCACTGGTATATAATGCGCTTCAACTCGGCGTATACCGACTCCCGGAGCGTCTTTGCTACCTTGCGCAATACCAAGAATCGATGCGGCTTTTCGCTCAACATGCGAAGGATAATCTTCTGGGCGATGAATACCGACTTACCCGATCCACCTCCACCCATTAGGACGAGATAACGATTTCGGTCCATGTGTAGCGGGTAAAACTTGTGATTCGTCATTTTCGGCAGGTTCGATAGATCAACCTTAATCGTCGGCAATTGGCATCATCCCATCGGGCATTCCGACAACGATTTCGGTAATCGAGTCTGCTACCACTTTTTCCACTGGCTTGTATCCTGCCCGGTCCAAAATGTCCTTGGCCGCGCTATATCTTACATTGTCCTGACCACTGTTTTTCATCAGGTGTCGCATCGTCTCGAAAGCCTCTTTTGCCTCCTCAACAAACATTGTTCGCAAATCCCTGTTAAGGTTTTGTTCAGTTTTGTTGAGATACTGTTGAATGTTAACATTTTTCAACAACCTACTTGCAGCACTATATGCTGTCTTTTCGGAGTAACCAGCAACTATCGCAGCTTGAGTTGCGTTGCCTCCATTCCTGATGTATTCCGTTACAAATATCATTTCTTTCGGCCTCAAGTCTGCCATATCCATTCACCACCTTTTATGAACTATTTTGCTACAAATTCGGTATTATGCGGTATTTCAATCCAATTTTGATGAACTATTCTGCTGCTCACTTGTTAAAACTTCCCCAAATGCTCGTTTGATCTGCTCTATCCGTTCCTCCGGGTTGTCTACCTCTCCCCGATCGATGCGCTTCTGAAGCTTCGCAAGCGCCAATTTCATGTTGGCCTCACGCCTTTTCTCTTTTGCCCTCATCGCGTATCCAATCCTCGTATTCTAAGCATTTCGTCCAGTCTGTCGTATCCATGTCTCGCATCCGATCTTCGAGGCACCAGAAATGGGCGAATACCGTGATGTTGCGTTGATTGTATCGTTCGTCGGTGTCACTCCCGCAAAATGCGCATTTCATTTCATCAACTCATTATAGACAATATCTATCTGTATGTGATTATCATTCCCTCTATCTATAGGTGGTTTTTGCCATACAAAAATGCACAAAAAAAGCTTATCCCGTATGGAATAAGCTCGCTTGAAGACGTTTTTTATGCAATTTTTGCTCGGCTCGTTTAAGGAGATTCGCGACATTTCGTCTATCCATGTTCAGTGTCACGGCTATTTCGGAGTGGGTGAACAATTGACCGTGTGCCAGCTCGTAACACTCTCTCTCTCGCATTGAGAGCTGCGATAAGATATCTTGGATCATGAATACGTAGTAGTCCGATATGCGCTCGTATCGCGTTTCTGTGGGCTTGTGGACGTACTCCAGTTTTACTGGGTCTACGCTGATCTCTCGTTGATACGCCGCCAAGTTCTCGATACCTCGTTTCCGTCCTGGTTGCTTGGCGTGGATCATCCATTCGATGGCGTAGTCGATATCACGGATCATGGCGTTCACATGCGGCAATTCCGATTCCGAATAAGTCCCTTCGGTCAGTCGCTTGCGGGATCTCCGATATGCCTCTATCGTGCATGGTGTATCTCGGTCATCCCATTCTAGGTTCATTGTTGTTTCACCTCGATATCCCCAGATTGAATGATGATGTCCTCTTCTTGATTTGGTATGCATTCAATATCGATTCCAAGATAGGTCTCTTTTCGGGAGTTGTGGTAGTTGAATCGGCCATGGCGATCTTCTGCTCGTAGTTTCATGTACGTGTCGTAATTTACTGTTATTTTTCTTGGCTCATTCCCATATTCAATTTCGAATTCGTATAATTTCTTCATAACTTCTTCGTATTTCATCCGTTCACCTACTTATTGGGTTCCCCCAAAGTACTTTATCTCTTGGTTCGCTTGAATTGTCGGTACGTATGCTTATCCTTTTTGCGGTTCAATTCGTTTTCGCATGAGGGACATTTTCCTTTATGACC